TAGCCCATGTAGCAATACCTTTGTTAGATAGTAAGTAAGAATCAGAAGATGCAAATTCATTATTGGTGACTCTATCGCGAATAGACCATCTGAAACGAGGATTGAGAGTAGCCTCCCCATTCATTGTGTTTCCGTGATGTGTATTGTTTGTATCGTATGCACCATCAGAAGAAGGTGTGTTTGTATCATCTGCTACACATTTAAGTCCTTGAAAGTCCTCATAATATCCGGCCAACCAAAAACCGTATTTTGCAAACCCTTCTGTGCTTGTCCTAACCATTTTTACCACTTCTATTCTATGCTGAAAGACCTACATTGATACCTTTTTCTTTCAATTGCCTTTCTATCTGTCCTACGATTTGGGTTGCCGCTTGTTCGGTAGTCATACCGTTAAATGTGTTAGTCATGATAACTTCAACGGTATTGATAAGAGTTTCAACTCCCTTGTTGACTACCTGCTTAACCATATCTCCTGTTATATTACCTTTAGCCATACCGAAGAACATTTCTTCTCTTTCATTGTTAAATTCAAACATGGCTTCTTTAGCGGCTTCTATCGGGCCGATAATATCACTTTCTATTGCACCACTAAAACCATCTGTTGTGAAATCGACTAATCCAAATTGTTCTAATGTTGCAACAAAGTCCTCAAAACTATTAGAAGCCATAGCCGTGTCTAAAACGAATTGGTGATATGCTTCGGGAATTTCTTTCAATAAAGCATCCATTAAATCTTCTTTAGTCTTTTCAAATTCTGATGTAGCCCTCCCTACTCTATCTTGTTGACCGAATACGCCTCCCACTGCTTCCTCCAAATCACGATGTAATTCAAACTTACCCGTTCCTCCCATCATGTCGGTTTCATAAAATTTCCTCCCTTCTAACTCTTCTGCCAAAGTGACGCTTTTGTAAGCAGTTGCTACATCTTCATTATATTTTTGTGCCGCATCGAATATAGCCCTTGCAGTTTTCTCTCCTGTTTCTCCTAACAACATTGTTGCTGACTCTTGAGCATAAATATCTTTCAAAACCGCTAATTCTTGTTTTCTTAGATTTAATCTTTTTTCTATGAATTTTCTATTTGTGTCATCTGTTGCTTTTGCTAAATCTTTTTCTAAATCTTTTACATCTGCTTCCGCAGTAGCCACTTGTCCTCTAATATCGGAAATATCTAAACCTGCAACACTTTGTTTCATATTATTGAATTGGTCGGCAGTATACATGACAGTTTGGGAAAAATCTTTCATAGAATCATCTGTTTTTTCTATATCTTCGCCAAAATCACCAAAGTAAGCAAATGCCGCTATTCCGGCAGTAGCCAAAAGACCCAAAACTGTTCCCGAAGTCAAAAACTGAACGGCTTTACCAAGTCTTGTTGTAGCCAATGTCGCAGTATTCGCCGCCCCCGCAAAACCTAATAAACCGGCGGCGGTTCCGGCAGTTTGTTTCATCATTACGCCCATCTGAATAGTCATAGGAATCATGCTTGCCATCATCAAAACCATACCGACTCTCATCATATCTTGGTTATCACTAAACATCATAGCAACCATACTTGCTAATCCCATAATACCACTCATTGTCATCATAGTGTTATTTAGTTTCATTTGGGCGGCAAATTGTCTTTCTTGGGCTTGTGTTAAAGCGTTAGTCATACCCGTAAACTGTGGCAATTGGTTGATTATCGCTCTAATTGCAGTTGCTTCCACACCATATGCCGCACCTAATTTTACTGCGGTTTTTGACGCTAAATCTTCAAGTAAGTTTTGTTTTTGTTGAAAACTCATTTTACTTCCCAAAATTCTCGTTCCTTCCATGTTAGCCAAATTAAGGATTTCTTGTGCTTGAACTAAACCATGTGCTTTCATACCTGCTTGGTTCATAGCCAAAACTTCTTGTAATTCCGCTAATAATATTTGGTCGTGCAACGCTAATTCTGCGGTTAGACTTTGTATTTTGGCTTTACTTGCTTTATCTTCAACATGATATAATCCATTTTGAGCCAACAATAAATTGAATCTTTCTAATTCTTTTTGTTCTATTATTGCTAAAGATTTGTTTTGTTCTGTTAATATATGTTTAACTGCACCTGTTTGTGTTAATTGATTTTTTAAAGCCAAATTTATTTTTTGTTGTTGTGTTAATGTTTTATCGTCTTGTATTGCTCTAAAACTACCCGCCTTAAATCTGCCTAAAACATATTCATTTTCTAATTTTTTGTAATTAAGTTTAGCCTTTTCTTTTTCTATTTCTTTGTCTAACTCCATTAACCTTTGGTGGTTTAAATATAATTGGTCTTTTTCATGTTCTGTCATTGTTGCTTCTTGGATTTGCAATTGTCGTTTAGCGTTTAATTCTTCTTGTAATTGTATTTCTGTTATTTGTTTTTTCATCAGCAAATCTTTTTTTGCTTTTTGGTCTAAAATACCTGTGTTGGTTTTCGCATTATTGATTTGTGCTTGTATTTGTGCTTGTGTCATATTAGCGTTTACAATAGATTGGTTTGTTGATAAACCTATTTTATTTACTAAATTTTTTGACTTCATCATAGTTAAAGTAGCAGTTTCTAATCTTGCTATTTGGTCGTATTTCATTAACTCTTGGTCTAACATCATCAAGTTTGCTTTTTGTGCCGCAGTGCGACCACCATAAGCACTTGCTCTAACAATTTCATGACCTCCCAAAGACCTCATAATTGTTTCTTGTGTTTTCAAAGAAACATTTAATGACATTATGTTTAGTATCGCTTCTCCTAAACCGGAAAAACTTCTCATGTAGTTTGCAATAACATATCCGCCTTGAACTAAATTACCTATCATTTCATTATTCATAGTTTGTGCGAGAGCATAATTCATGTCACCTTGCATTTTTGTATAATGTATTACTGCCGGAGTTAATTGATTTCCTAAAGCCGCTTTTGCGTTATGCAATCTTGCTTCGACTTCTTTTAATTGATAAACTTGGTCTTGTAATTTTTTATCTGACTCTTCTTGTGCGCTATCTAATCGTTGGGTTGCATATGTAGTTAATTGTATAGCCCTACCATAGTTATTCATCAATTTAATTGCTCTTACATAGTGGTCGTTTCCGGCAATAGCCTGTGCTACTGCTAACTTTTCAGCCTCCGTTCTTCCTCTCATAGCAACTGATAATTCGCCTAAAATATCTTGCATACTACGAAGATTGCCGTTTGCATCTTTTGTTTCGACTCCATACTTTCTAAGCAATTCACTGTTGTTTCCTGTATCAGCACCAAGTCGAGCATACATCATACGCAAAGCCCTACCTGCTTTACCTTGTTCTTCACCGGCTTCGATAAGTGTTGCAGAAGCACCCGCCATAAATTCTATGCTATCACCTGCTAAATCAGCAGATGCCGCAAACTGATTCATAACATGAGTCAATTGACCCATAGTAGCGGCTGAACGGTTTTCGATTGTGTTTAATTGGTCGAGTAATTTTGCGCTTTCGGCAGTGACAACATTTCTTTGTTGTTCTGCGCTCATCATGTTAAATTGTTGTTGTGTGAAATCACCAAACAACGCACCTGTCTGTTGGTGCAATTGAATTAATCTTTGCATAGCATCTTGTGTTTCTAAACCACCAATCATACCGAATTGAATACCTGCGCCTGTGGCCGCTTGAATCGCACCTGCACCACCGAATACACCGGATAACTGCGCCATCCTTGCACCGGCTTCTTGAGCCTGTGATGCAGTAAACCCAAAGTCTTGACCTATACCGATAATATTTCGTCTTAACTCTTCTGAATTTTGTATGTTGGCGGCGAATTTTTCAAACTCAAGACGAGCCTCTTCGACTTCTTGTGATAAAGGCACTGTCGAATCAACTAACTGTTGCATTTGGTCTGTAATCAAACCAATGGATTCACCAATACCCGATAAACCGTCAAGCATAATTGAGTTAATTACACCCATCTTAGCATCCACATCAGCAATCAATCTATTTGCTTGAAATGAACCTACTACATCGAAGAAAACCCTTGAAGCACCGGCACGAAGAACGACCATAGCCGCCCCTGTCAAAAATAAAATTACCGGAAAAAGAAACGAAAAAATGTCTATCATACTCTTCCCTTTCCTATGCTAAACTACTGCTTCGTTTGGACTAAGCCAAAGCCCTTCAACATTTCTAAGCCCTCTTTGTCGCTTAATAATTCCCTTTGCGCCCTTCTTTGATTTCTTCGGGCTACCATGTCTTTACCACTTCTTCTTTTGCTTTCGGCACTATCTGTTGCTTCTTTTATTTTATCCTGTATTTCATTTGCAACATTCAAATCAAGGAGTAATTTTTGCTGACCGCCTTCGCAATCATACCTATCCCACAAATCGGAGGGGAGAACCCCCTTGAATGCCATACACAAGGAGGGGGCTACTCTTGTGAAGGTTCCAAAGGGATTGCACCTTCGGGGTCGTCACCACGAACAAATCCGAGAATGTTTCTCAATTCAACGCTTGTTAGTGTATCAATATCAAAATCGGCAGGTTCTATAACACAATTAGGAATCCAAGCCTTTATTTGGTCTAACATTCCGCAACCTGCGGCATCCATAGCATTAGTAAATTCTTTTTGTTGTTCATCAGTCCATTCTGTCGGGTCTAAGCCGAAGTGCATATGGTCGCGAAAAACCTTCGCTTGTCTGTTCTCAATTTCTAATTTAGTCAAACCACCTGCTTGTCGCACTGTGATTTTACTACCATCATCTAACTCAAATTCTTTTGTCAATACGGGCATCTTTTCTCAACTCTTTTTCCTTAACGGAATGCTATACTATATCTATTGGTCTTCGCGGGTAATTATACCCATGTAGCCGTTGCCATTGTGACAAGGCACGACATTGATTGAAATTAATTCATCACTTGCCGCATATGTGCGTAGTTTTGTCTGTATTTCTGTGTGGATTGTATCAATTGTTCCATATACTATTTCGGTTGTCAACTTTGACGGAACTCCAATAGTATGTAGTGGCAACTAAAATTCCCCCTCAATAAGCACCGCTTTGTGTGGTTTTCAACACGCAATCCATCATTTTTGAATCATCGGGTGAATACAACGCTACAAATCCTACGCTCATTGTGTTCGTATCACGCCCACTAACATTTGCTTCGGGGGCTTCAAATCGAATCTTGTAAAAGTTAAATGTTAGAAGGTCGTCTGTTGTGTCGTCACCAAACTGCACCTTCAATTCAATTCCGCTACCGGACAATTCAAGACCGTCTGTGGTAGTTAATTCTGTGTATGTTGGGTCGCTTTCAATTGCAGTGTGGATAACTTGGTTAAACTCAATTGTTCCGCTAATTTCTCTTCTTTGTGCCGGTGGCGCACGAATGTATGTTGTGCTACCCAATCCGCAAGCGTTTTCATCATCACGATTTAGATTAATGTCAAAACTAATTGACTTTACTGCGGTTGTTGCATTTGAATCACCGTTAAAGAAAATGTCACAATTAGAGAAGTAAAGTGCAGGTAAGTTATCAGCAAACGATGGGGTTGTTGTGCCAACTGCCGCAAGTGAAGCAATATCTTCTGATTGACCCATGAAACTCGCTGAAACTGTTGCATACTCGTTTAGATTTGCTGATATTGAAAGAGAGTCAATAACCATACCCTTGTAAGTATGTTCTTTGTCCTCACGACCAACTATCATGTTAAATGAAGGTAGTGTTCCGGCTTCTGTAAAGGTGTGTGGGTAAAGTGAACCCGACAATGCACCTACGGTATCTGTTGGGAATACACCGACTAAAAGATGACCCATAAAATTGTCATTCATCAAAGCCAAGTTTATGTCGCCACCGGAATATTCTTTTCCTGTGACGGACTTAGCCGCACCATATCGGCTCATATCTTCTCTTTGTAGTATGTCATATTGGTGTCTGATAGATTCATCATCAACTTCACCAAATACATTTGACCCTGCGGCAGTGCCATATGTTGCACCTTCTTTGTTAAGAGCAACGAAACGATTGTCAAAAACAGCCATTATCTCACCTGTTAATTACAACGAAGCCCCGTTTGTTATTTAATATTTTCAACGGTGTCTCATATTGATTCGTCTTAGATATGTAAATGTAAGCATATGGGTGCATATTGTATCATCATCGTCAAACTTGTGGTCTAACTCACAAGTGTAATTTATCAAACTGTCTGTTGTTCCTAACAAACCTGTCTTTGTGTAAATCTCATCAAAACATTCACCGGCTATATTTAAGGCTAATCTATATGCGTTTTCGTAGTTAGTGCCTCTTGTAGTGACATACACAATAACTTCGTATTCTTGGTCGACCCTGCCACCACCGAGAGCCGCAAATTCGGGAGAGTTAATACCACGAAGCATTACATGAATTACAGGCGGAGTCAATCTTGTTAGCATGGATTTAGACACATCGAAACCGTATTTAATTGCAGACTCGCTCATGTGTGTTTTTAAATACATTCTTTTACTGTTTTGCAATTGTTTTACAATTGACATACCCATACGAAGTAGCGTATCTGTGGCAAAGTCTGATGGGGCTAATTCATCGGGGTCGAAAGCACCATGCTTAGAAACATACACTGCGCCCCAATCAATGCTACCACTGTTGTTGCCAAATCCAATATTTTTAGAAGAACCCGAAGCACCCGTCACTGATAAATAGTGTATATTGCTATCATCATCTTCAATAATTTCACGCATAAATAATTTTGCGTTTCCGCTACTATCAAGAGTTAATCTAAGCACTAAAGGAACGGGATTATCTTCTGTCATGTCAATATCTAATTCGGCACTTGTCACCGTT